CACCATGTCTGTCATGGACTGAGATATGCCACTTGATAACTGTTGTGCAGAACCTTCAATTAAACTATTTATTTCCTCTATGCCCTGCATCTTAATTGACATTTCGTCAATAGCGTTAGTCATAGCCTCATAGTTTGCCAACTGCTGTGGAGTAAACGCCGCCCCGCCCTGTTGTGCGGAAAGAAGCGCAAGCTCAGCCTCTGTGGCTCCCCGTAGCGCGGCGGCTAGGAGGTCAACCTCATTGGCTTGGTCTTGCATAAACTTGGTTCCCTCACCAAGAGCAGTGGCTCCTTGTTCTTTCTTAACTTCTTCTTTTTTGCTTTTTTCCAACGCGTCCGCACGCTTTGCGTTAGCCTCAAGGGCTTCAATGTTGTCGAGCTCTACCATCATCTGCTCAGCTATAGCCGCTGTTTTTCGCTCAATAATTCCTATCTGCCGCTGGTCTTGTGTCGTTTGTCGCTCACCCACCTTTTGGTGATACTCATACGCGTCAGCCAGCTTCATAAGCTCAGCCTGAAGACCCGCCACAACCTTTTGCGATTCCTCGATTGTTGAACCACTAGCCGATGGGCCATTAAGGAACTCAGCCAACGCATCAGCCGCTAGAGTTGTCGCCTCTACCAGTCCAGTAAACATTGGAAGCAGTTTAGTCCCAATGGCAAGCTGAAGCCTCTCAATGGCCGCTTGCATATTCTTCACTCTATTGGCGTATGACTCAGCAGTTCTAGCGGCATCTCCGTGTGCATCAGTTGTGCCAGCTAGAATCAGATTTAGCCTAGCTTGCACTTTTTCGGCGGCTGTGATTTGCGCCTTTGACTTAGTAATACCCATGCGGAAAAGCTCCGCCTGTAGCTCAGCCTCAGTAATGACAATACCAAACCTGCGGACGGTTTCATGGTTGCCGACCAAGGCGCTTTGAAACGCCTTCATGGTTTCAGTGTCAGAAGCGTTGTTGAATGATGCTACATCAGTCGCCAACTTGGCCAACTCAACAGAAAGCCCAGCCGCCTCACCACGGGCAAAACCCATTGGAACAAAGGTATCCTGAACACTGGCGGCCATTTCTTCAAGTTGAAAAGCTGAGCGACCAACCTCTTTACCAAACTCACCCAGTTGCTTTCTTACGTCCCCAGCAAACTCACCAAAAACGACACTTGATTTGGCCTGCATCTCCTCAACGTGAGATGTAAAGTCTACAGCCGCGTTTGCGGCTCGTGCAAATTCCCGAACAACTACAGCCCCAGCTACAAGCTTAATAGCCTTGCTTAGCTTGTTCATGTTCTTGGCGCTTCTATCACCTGTGCGCTTGGTATCCTTCTCAAGCTGTCCAAGCTTGCGGCGTACGTCCTTTAGGTCGGCGGTGACCTCAATGAGTAGTGTGTCAACAGTGGTGGCCATTAGTCAGGATACCTTTCCATCAGGTCGTTTAGCTCATCTCGTCCCAGCGGAGCAGGTTTACCAGATGAATGAAACTCGCTGAATCCGTTTAATGCGGCGTAAAATTCGTGGGGGCTTAAATCCCAAAAATCTTTTGGCCGCATCTGCATAATTCCAAGTCCAATTTCCATGTAATTATGCCACGGAAACTCATCTGATGCTACGCCTCCTCCGCCTCGTCCTTTCCCTCATCTTGACCGCCGACAAGAGCATTAGTCAACACTTCGCCAGCCGCACCCATAGCGGCCACAATTCCAGCGTCCCAAATGATTTTATTTACATCTTTGTCCGTGACGTTATTGCCGCCGCCCTTAATGGCCGCGTGGAGGATAATAGAAAGCGTTGAGAGGCCAATAGACGTGTCGCCTATGCTCTGGGCCAAACGGATAACGCTTTGCCCTGTCAGGCCTTCTATGCGTGCAATTGAATCAAAGTTTAGGCGGGTGTTGTATTCACTGTCGCCAAGGGTAATCTTCATCTCACCCCTATGCTTGTTAGCCATATGGCTCTCCTAGTCTTGAGGGGCTTCTCCCTCAGGTTCCACCGCGACCCTCTTGGTCTTGGCTGGTTTAGGTGCATCTGCACTCAAAAGCATATAAATTGTTTCGTCACGATTCCCCATGTTTACTGCATGAGTAACCTTGAAAGACTTGTTGCCCACCAAGATTGAATCGCCAACCCCCACGCCTTCAACATAAGGAATGGCGGCGCGGCCATCGGTTTCATTAAAGCTACCGACAACCTCGCCACCATTGACCGTGATGTTAGCTTTACGCCAAGCCATTATTAGGCCGCCGTGAAGGTGATTTCGCCAGAGCTTTCCAGCGTAACTGAGTAGGTCACTTCTCCGTTATACTCACCAGAGTATTCCAAAGACGCTACCATGAATTTACCTTCGTAAGTTCCAAAGTCTGGGACAATCACGTTGTAATTGCTGAAGCTCGCCGCACCAAAAGCCGCTTGAAGCGTTGTTTCACTTGCCGCATCCGTAAACACACCAGAACCTGAAATGCTAACGGTTTGGATGCCACCGTTTGCGAGAAGCTCACGATGATTTGCACTATCAACCGTTGTTACATCAACGGCTTCATCACCGAAAGAAATGCTGGTTGAGCGAAGTCCACCGACTGTTGTGTAGGTGTCGCCGCTTGGGTCTGCCGCAGTAGTCCCGATTTTAATAAGAAGGGCTGAACCTTTTTGAGCCGCCATGTCTTTATCTCCTAGTTATCAAACACAACGACCCGAAACCTCATGATGCCGTGCCGCGTTATACCATCTGCTTCTACAAGTGTTTGCTCAAACTCATGTCTAATGTTCACCAAAGAAGCACCATCTACAGTTATATCACTATTGTGAAGCGCTGAAAAGACCTGTTGCATAATCTCCTTCACCTCTTTACGTCCGCCTCTGTAGCGTGACCAGATGTGCAAGGTTACTGTGTGTTCGTGTGCATCAAGCGTTTTGGTTCCAGCGTTCGTGGCCGTTTCCTCACCGATGGTGACGTAAGGGTAGATCGTATCTTCTTCAACATCATCAAAAATGCCAGAAATGGCGTTGCCATCAGCACCCAAGATGTTGGCGTTTTCAAGCTCTGTGTATATTGCTTTTTGAAGGTTCCAGCTGTGCAGTGCCATTAAAACAACTCCCTAAGTTTGCGGCGTAGCTTTGGTCTAACCTGCTCCGCTGAAGGTTGCATGAATGGTCTAGCCGCCATTTTACTGGTTCCAAACTCCAAATGAGCAGAGTAATTAGCCCTGCTCTCGACGCTACCAGACAGCCCTGTTGTTGAAGGTTGGACGTTTATGTTGGATGCCAAGTATCCAGTATCGTTTGCTGGATATTCACCAGCGGCTGATGCTGTGTGGCTCACGCCGCCCCTTGTGTAGGTTGTTCCGCTTTTGTTGCCAGCCAGTATGCCTTGAACGGCAATAGCCCTAGTTTCCTGTAGCGCATAGGCAACGGCTCTACGGGCGCTTTTCTCATAGTTTTTAAGGACGCCCTTGTATCGCGGCCTGTGCGTGACTTTAACCGTCATGTTCCAGCCCCCTCAGTGCAGAGAAGCTCAAGATAGCGCTCGCGGTAATCCTTGTTGAGAATGGCGTTTATGGCCAAATAAGTTGTGGTCGTTTTAGCCTCTCTCGTGCGGGCGTATTTTATGCGATACTTTTGGCTAATGTCATTTCGAAAACGTATGGTAACAACGTGAGATATGTTTTGCTCTATCTTATCACCAAAGAACCGCTCGCTGCCATTGGGGGCCTTTATGTCAGCAAAAACGTCATCAACGTCTGTCCAAGTTACACCAAACCCGCCGCCACCGTCAGCGACCCGCGTCTGTCTTTGTAAGGTAATCTTGTGACGCATTGCACCAATACCCATAGCAATCACCAAACTTTTTGAACGACATTGTTGAACGGGGTGCTATTAAGGGACATTACCTTGTAAGGTCGGATTAAGGCCTCAATAATCGACGGGGCCTTAGGTGGCGGGAATCTCTCAAAGTCTCCACGATGCTCATAATTAAATGTAATGAACTGCATAATCGCAAGACGCAACGGCTCTGGCACATCGGTATCATTTGAACCGTATCCCGCAACATACTGAATCTCAATTCCATTGGCCGCCCGCAATCCAGTTGGCCAGCTTTGCCCATCACGCAACACAATTCTAGGCGGCGTGTTTGCCGTGTCTACATAATACTTGTCAGAATTAAATATCGTCGCTGAATCGCTATCATCATAAGATTTGACGTGCGTAACAGAAACAAGCGGCCCTCTAGTCAACTCAATGAAGTTTTGACGATACGCAATATCTGGCCCAACACGCGAGCCCTCCCAGAGCGAATAATCAGTCTCGTGGACGTAATCAATGAAAAGATTATAGGTCGTGTTGATAAGCGTGCGCTGAGTCATCTCCTCAACCTGCTTTGTGGCCGCAATAATCAAACCGCGAACCAGCGTGTCATCGGTTTGGTCACTCAGCCTTAAATGTTCCTTAACCCGTGTGAGGCTTACAGGGTAATCAATAGCCTCTGTGACAATTTGTAATCCAGCCATATCCGTTCTCCGTGTCTGATGGAATTATACACTCTTTCAGATAATGATGCCACGCTAATTGACGTCTCCTCCATATCTAGCAGTCCACATGGTCAAAGAATACTTTGTGCCGCCAGTAAGGGGGTTCACTTGGTGCCCATGCGTTACGGATGATGGAAATAATATGCAATGCCCAACGGGGACATCTTTGTTGCTAAAGTCCTGTCGTGGGAAATAAAGCTCTGCGCCATCATATTCATCGTTCAGCTTTACACTTCCAGTCACCAGTGAAGCGTCAGTGTGCAGGCCAAGGCTGGTTTGCGTATCCAGCGTGTATCGCATAGTGAAGGCGTCTCTAAGGCCAATATGCCTCATAGGGTTCCAATGTTCTTCAGCAATTTTACCAAGCTTCTCAGCCCACATATCTTCAATCGGCTTCCACATATTTATTTTTCTAATTCTAATTTCTTGAGCTGGAAATTGGTCTCCGCTCATGGATTGCCAGTCCCCAGCCTTTTCTGAGGCCTCAATTAGCAAATTACACTCTGCTTCCGAAAATAGTGGTGTTACCAAAATTTCATCGCCAATCACTTCATAATCAAGCGTGTTGTAATACGGGAGAGGTAATTTTGGCTCATTAAGAGGGTTCCACATACCGTAAATCCTTTCAAACTCATCTTTTTCATACTCGCCGCCATTGCCGTGATATGTGCAGGGGCAACACCCCGTTATTGGATTATATAACTGCTCTCCAATCTTTTGCATTGATGGCTCATGGTTTTGGAAAATATAAGCCTCATAGTCCAGCGCCACATTAACTGCGCCATCCCAATCAAATCTATTTTTATGCCAGAGGAATCGTCTGTGGAAAAATGCTTGGTCATCATCTCCCTCGTCCTCATCTGTTTTTTCAAGAAATTTCTTGATGGCACCAGCCCGCCCGATATATTGACCGCTATTAAGATAGCGATATGGCGTATGGCTCTCAGGGTAATCAGTTCCGTAGTCAAAATCTGGCCAAAGATTAGCCTCAGCGCCTATCAACAAATCTACGTCAAACCCCAAAAACCTCTCTAAGACGGTTTCCTTGGTGTCATTTATGAACGTATCATAGCCGTCCATGAACATAACAATTGTATCAGGGTCAACATCTTCAACAAATTTACGCACAAATTCAATCTTGGGAAAGCCGCCAGTCCCATACATATCGTCTCTCCAGCTATCTTCTGATCCAAGTATGGTTATTGGCCACCCAAACTTCGCGGCTGTATCAGTGAGGCGGACGGCTTTTTGTTTTTCCGTGGCCACGGTTATTAGATGAAAATTCTTAATACTCACTTGCTCTGTCTCCTCAATGGCGCTTGGCCTGTATTTTCTCTCTATTTGTCGCACAATTGGCGGCTCAAAGAAATAGTTTTGTTTTTTCTCCGCTAAACCACCCCTGTAAGCCCCAAATTCGCCCCCAGAGAGCGCGTATGGTAAAAATTCGTCTACTGGTACCAAAGATGAAGAAAAGCCCTGACAAAGCAAATATCGCGCTGTTTCTGGTGTGATTGCATAAGCGTGAGCGTTGTACCAATAGCCCATCGTGTTTTCTCTATAGCCAAGCCATACGCTATCATGCTCATTTAGTAGTGAGTCAATCTGCTTGAGGTCAATGTCCGTGTAGACAGCATCCTCCTCAAGGATAATTCCATTTTCATCGCTGTTTGCTATTTTTTCCCAGACGCGCAAGTGGCTAATAGCACATCCCACCTCACCTACAAGCATTGGCCTTTTGAGTAGGGGGTCAAGCCAGCCGTCCATAGGGCGGCACCCTGTTTCTTGATATATCTGCTCTACAGATTTACCCCTGCCATCATATGCGTCAGCGTGCAGGGATATTTGATAAATTATGGCCATAAGCCAAAGTAATTGCTAACGCAGAAACTAACAAGGAAAATTATTCTTCTTCGGTGGCTTCTTCTGGTTGGCTAATCACGCCGACAGCTATTTTGCTTTCAACGCCTAGCGCTACCTCAGCAACGCGTACTTCCGTAGCGTCAGCGTCATAAGCACCGTCAGTAAACACGGCATTGACTCCGCGCTGATGCGTTACTGTGCCATCAGTAAACGTCACATCTACAGAAGTTTCGTCACCCGTTGGGGCGTCATATGTGTAAGTTACGGCCATAAGATTATTCCTTCTCGGCTAGTTGGGTTTTGAGGTCATCGACCTCGGTTTTGAGTTCTTTGATTGCTTCAATGAGGTAACCGACCACATTGCCGTAAGCAACAGACAAATACTCACCGCTATCATTGACTAGCTCTGGTGCAACTTTCTGCAATTCCTGAGCGATAACACCTGATGATGCTTCACCGTCTTTGGTAAAAGATACACCACGCATTTCGTAAACTTTAGAGCCATCAAGGGTTTCAATATCTGACTTCAAGCGTTCATCTGAGTAAGCTGTGATGTTGCCAGCCGCCGTTAGATTGCCAGTTGTATCCAGCGTAAGTTTTGCTGTTGTTCCATTTAGCTCAAAGCTAATGGTATCTGCGCCTGTCCTGTAATACATACCCCACTCTTTAGCGTTGTCAGTATCATAAAATTCTAGCCCGTGTGGCCCACCCTGCCCCTCGCCGAATCGGATTGTGGCGAGCTGCTTGGAGATGGTCAGGTTTCCAGTAGTTATGTCATTAGCATCACTTCGCAAGAAACTGCTGGCTTGTAGGCCATCAACAGTATCAGCATCCAGACCAGAGCCAGAGCCATCGTTGCCTGCGTGCCATGGAGTATTACCGTTAATACTTACTTCACCATCTGCACTGATAAGCTCTACATCATCACCAGTAATACTAAGACCACTTATAATACGTGTATTAACACCATCTACGTTAATATTGCCTATAATTGTTGTGTCGCCGTGACCCTCGGCAGTTAATGAGCTTGCTATCCTCAGTGCATCGGTTGCGTTGCCGCGAGCAGACATAATACGGAACTTGTTGTCCGAATAGGTGCTACCAGACAAAGCCGACCAAGAAGGGGTAATAGTATCAACAGAAGAAATATTTACAGCCGTGGCTATGCCTAAACCCATCTTGCTGTAAGCAAGCGAGTCAGCACTCGTTACTGAGCCATCAGCGTTAAAGTCATAGTTCACCGTAGGGGCAAGCCCGCTAAAGTTTACACTACCATCTACAGTCAGCCCATCAGCCGTGACCGTGCCAGTGACATCCAAGTTGCCTGTCATAGTATCAGAAGCATCACTCCGCAAGAAGCTACTAGCTTGAATACCATCAACGGTATCGGCATCTAGACCTGAGCCAGAACCGTCGTTACCTGAATTCCAAATGGTAACAGGGGAAGTCCAAGTGCCGTTATTTTTTACCCTAGCCCGTATTTGGCTTGCGTCTGTATAACTTGTGCTGGCCATTTGCCAAGCATAGCCGCCGTTAGTAGCGTGTTGAGCGTGAAAACCTATACTCCCAAAATTACTACCGTTATCTCTGTAAAACATTGAGCGCGTAATGTTGTCTGCGCCAATCTGGCCGTCAGCAGTATTTGTGTTAGTTGAACCGAAACTGCCATTGAGCGCATAAGGAAATCTATTAGAATCAATACCATCAAGAAAATCAGCATCTAAACCAGAGCCAGAGCCATCGTTGCCAGCGTTCCAAACAGTGTTTCCATTAATTTTAACTGCATTGTTTCCTGCGGTTCCTGGAATCAGGTTAATCTGACCAATCAACGCTGTTCCGCCCTGACCAACCTCAATGGTGTTACCAGTTGTTTTGCCGATTAGCTTACGAAGATAACCACCATCTTTTGTGTAGATGTGGTCACCCAAATCGATAATCAATGGGGCTGTGGCTGTGTCTGTTCCAGCACTGTAAGAACCACCTTGGAGGTAAAGACCGCTAGAGGAGGTATCAAAATCATCACTCCGCAAAAATTGCGTGCTGTTAAGGCTATCCAACGTGTCAGCGTTTGTTGAGGGTATCAGTTGGTGCATCGGGTCTCGGATGTAAAGTGACGCGGTGGAGGGTATGCCAGTCCAACTCAAAATAACTATCGAAGCCCACTGAGCGCCAGAGGTGGGCGTGTATGTGTATTCCTTGGTTTGCCAATCTGTTGATACTGAACCGTTTTCAACCCAATTTGTTTTCCCTGAAGTATCTTCCTGAACAAGCGCATTGTCAGCACTATGAGAAACAGCTACCTTCCCGCTTGGTAGGGCGGAATTATATTCATAAACCCTAATGTAAAGACCATCAGCATACGTTGCGCTTGCCTTAATTTTCACTGATAGTTTATGCGTTTCACCGCTGGATAGGTTTACCATAAACGCTGGGAATGCCGATCCAATTTGGCTATCTCCGTTAAGCTGAAGCACCATCGCTTCCTCTGTGGCAGACCAAGATATTGCGGCGGGGTTGCTTGTTCCGTAAGTCGCGACAGCGCCATATGGAGCATCAGTTAAACCGACCTCACCCTTTTGCCCCTTTGAACCAGCGGTACCAGTAGCGCCATTCTCACCTTTTTGACCTTTAGCACCAATCTCACCTTTTTGACCTTTATCACCAGTTGAGCCAGTTGCACCTACCTCACCCTTTTGCCCCTTCGCGCCAGTCGCACCAGTTGCGCCAGAGGGGCCAGTCGCACCAGTTGCGCCCGTACTACCCGTGGCCCCCACTTCGCCTTTCTGGCCCTTAGCGCCATTTGCACCAGTGGCACCGACCTCACCTTTTTGCCCTTTTTGCCCAACTCCGCCATCGGAACCATCAGAACCAGCCGCACCGACCTCACCTTTTTGGCCTTTTTGCCCCACGCCCCCTGTTGAACCTGTTGCACCCACCTCACCCTTCTGACCCTTTTGACCAGTAGAGCCGTTTGAGCCCGTGGCCCCCACTTCACCCTTTTGGCCTTTGTCGCCAGTGCCACCATCAGAGCCGTTAGCGCCAGTCGCCCCCGTTGCCCCCGTTGCCCCCGTAGCTCCGACTTCACCCTTCTGTCCCTTTTGGCCAACCGCGCCATTAGAGCCATCAGCACCAGCCGCTCCAACTTCGCCTTTTTGCCCCTTTTGGCCCACGCCACCTGTGGAGCCCGTTAAACCCACTTCGCCTTTCTGGCCTTTTTGTCCCGTTCCACCAGTCGAGCCAGTTGCGCCGACTTCGCCCTTTTGCCCCTTTTGGCCCACTGAACCGTCAGAACCGTCAGCACCAGTTGCGCCAGCCGCACCCGTAGCTCCAACTTCACCTTTTTGACCCTTTTGACCGTCAGCACCATTGGAGCCAGCCGAGCCTACTTCGCCTTTCTGACCCTTTTGACCGTCACCGCCATCAATCCCAGAGTTGCCCTGTGCGCCTACTTCGCCCTTCTGGCCCTTAGAGCCTGCCGTTCCCGTTGCGCCCTGCGCTCCAATCTCGCCCTTCTGACCTTTTTGCCCTGTGGCTCCATCGTTGCCATCAGCACCAGCCGCTCCAGTTGCGCCAGTGGCACCCACTTCACCCTTTTGGCCTTTTTGTCCGTCTACGCCAATTGTCCCGTCAGCGCCAGCCTCACCCTTCTGCCCCTTCTGTCCGTCAACACCAATTGTTCCATCTGCGCCAGCCTCGCCCTTCTGCCCCTTTTCACCCTGTAGGGCGGCGTCAGCAATAGTGGCGCGGCGGTGTGCCCCCGCTGTCACGTCATAAACAATAAGCTCATCATCTGAAGCTAAAACAGTTTCCGCCGTAAGGTTTTGGGAGTTTATGTTCGCGGTCAAGGTTACATTTGCCGAGCCGTTAAACGTTTGGGCTGTGGCTGTTACATCACCAGAGATTGAGAAACTGCGCTCTGTTTGCAGAGAAGAAGCCGTTGTTGCGTTGCCACTTAAAGCGCCCTCAACTGTATCAAGCTTCAGTGTGCCGTAGCTGAAAGAAGAATCTGCCACATTGATTGGGTTTTCTGGCTCTGGGTCATACTCATCAAAGAGCGTCCATTTGTTTGTTGATGCATCAAAGAAAAAGCCAACGTGCGTATATCCAACACCCGTAGCACCAGTGTTCCTGTTTGAAAGAAGGCCAGTGTCGCTATCAGCAGGGGCGGCGGTTCCACTCCATATGTCACCAACCGTGTGGCCCGTGGTGGCAT